ATGCCATCGCAGGACATGAGTTCCATTGGGCTGCCGCGAGCGTTCCATTAAACACATAATTAGCTGGATATATTATGCGACCAGTTGCTAAGTCGACTGTTGGAGTTAATCCTCCATTTGGTGCAGGGATACGTGTTTTTATACCCCTTATACGAAAAGCTCTTCGTGGAACACTACTAAATTGCTCTGAATCAAACCTAAGATTCATGTAAGCACTATTTGGATAATCTTGTTTATCGTCAATTATTTCTGTAATCGTAGTCCAATTAAAAGCATCAACTAAATTTCCACCAGGAGTAGCATCTGCTGTTACTCTCACAACTCTTACATCAACAGGAAAAGCACCTGTAAAATCTACTCTGTAATCTTTTGAGTACGCATCAGCAGTTCTTCCCTTTACTGTGTCAGATATTACATCTGAATAACCACCACCATTGTATTGAACTTGAATTTTAAGAGAAACAGAACTACCTAATATGTCTCCTTTATCATTTGTTTTTTGTATAGCAGGGAAGGTAATGGTAACTCTTACTGCATCAACTTGGGTATTAGTTACTTGTTCTGTTACACCACCTCCAGAAGCAGTAACCACAACACCAACAGATGAGGAAGATTGAGAACCAACGATACCTGGCACATGATTTTGACTTGCCGTTCCAAATCTAGGTGTTAACTCAACATCTTGAAAATTAAAGTCAGATGTACTTGGACTTGTATTACTGGCAGTGGATGTAAGTACAGGAGTATTATCTAAAATAATATCTTTTAAAGATGCAGTATTATATGTTTCTGTACCTCTAGTTAATGCTGCTTTTGATGGTGTTGCAAAACCCTCTATTTCTCCTTCAGATACTAAATCTTGAACTGTAGCAAATTGTTTACTATTTAAAGTATCAGGCTCTCTTGTAGGCTTTCTATTCCTATCTCTTCCTCCACCAGAACCAATAATATATTTAGTCATGCGTGTACCTGTTCAGTATCTATTCCAGCAGAAATAACCACAGATCCAGTTACAATTTCTCCATATACGATTGGGACGCTAGTACCAGCCCGTGTCGTATTTTGTATTCCATTAAAACTAAAAGATATTCTAGGATCTTTGTCGTCTTCAAAATCTTCTGGTTTGGGTAAAGGAAATAATATTTCACTTACACCCATAAGAGTAAGACCAACCCCAACATTCATTGCTAAACCTGCAAAAAAAGTTTGAGTGCCTGCTTTAAAAGCTGCGAATCCTCCTCCTGGTATTAAGAGTGCCGTACCAATTAATGCAATTCCTAATAAAGTTTTACCTGTACCTCCACCAGCACCAGTAATTACAGGAACAATACTTATATCTGATTTTCCTATAGGATCATGTACTTCAGTTTTATCAATATCATAATTACCTACAAGCACCTGATAGTGTCTATTAGCCATGTATGCTTCTACTTTTGGAAAATTACAAATAAGAAACTTAACAGCATCAGCAACCGAATCGATTACAGCTTCTAATTCTTTATGACCGACAAAATCGGCTAAATCTCCATAAAGTTTAACTTTCGTGAGCATAACGTAACCTCTTACCTGTACATTTTAACAACCATTCAGAGTAAGGCTCTTTACAAGATAGTCTATCTGTTAAATGATGTAAAACCATGCCATCTAAGAAAATAGCTACATGATTTAACCCAGGAGATCCAATAGACATCAATAAAGCATCTCCATTTTGTAAAGGCTCATCATGTCTTAGTTCTCTAAAACCTGTTCTCCATGCACATTGTTCAAACAAAGGATTTAATAAAAATTCTTCTGGTGTTGTAGGTCTAGTCCAATCTTTAAGTTCTATATTTCTTTCTTGTTTATACCAATCACGAACTAACGACCAACAATCAGTGACACCCCATACCCACGGCCTACCGCATATTTCTGGAACGTATCCTTCTGGCACACATTCTGCCCATTCTTCTGTTTTAGGATTAACAATATACCAAGGTAAATTACTTTTCTCACAGCTAATTCTATCTGCCTGACTAGGAGTAGGAGGTGTTATCGGGTGACTATGAACAACACCTATAATTTCACCTGTATTATCTGCTTTCACATAATCTTCTGGATCAATAATAAAACATTGATGATCTGTCATTGAAAGATTACGACAAGGATAATATTTTTCTTTACCTTTTACATTTAAAAGTAATCCACAAGATTCTTTAGGATCTTCTCGTTGAGCATGAAGTAATGCTTTGTACTTCCAAGTCATTAATTAAACGTACCAATAGAAGGAAATATGGAGCGAGTGCATTGTCTTTTAGGAGCACGAACTCCAGCTAAATCCCAAACTTGAGCAAGTTCAAATACTACTACATCTCTATTCTCTTCGGATTTTCTGTCTATTGTATATTTTTCTTGTTTAAATTCTGCTGAAGGATCAGGAGTTCCAAATGGATTAGTATTCCCAGGAAAATTTACTGCATCTATGAACTTTGCAAAAGTTCTTATTCTAGTAACAATAGCTCCAGTTAAATCATTTCCTGCTGTTGTTTGGTTTACATCCTCTAAAATTGCAGAGATTGTTCCTAAAGCATTACTAACTGTAAATTTTGGTCTAGGTAATTGACCTTTTTGAAAAGCAAAGCCTTCAGCTTTCACAGGAAAACGCATATAAGAATTACCAGCCCAAACTATTTCATTATTTGCATTAAGATTAGACCCTGCATGAAATCTATAAATTGTTGTTGCACCATGCAATCCGTTATTTAGTTGAAGTGTAAATAATTCAATTATTGCAGAAGGACTAATTTTTTGTACTTCACTAAAAACTTTATCTGTGCTCATGGTTCAAATACCTCTCTAAATGTTGTTTTGATTGTGGCTCTGTTTAAATATGGTATTGATTTAGTCCAACTTTGACAAACAAATTTAGAAGAACTTGCTTCTCCTGGTGGAGTAAAATCAAAACTTGTACCATCTTCAGCACGGGCATCAAGGAATGTTTCTATGGTGTCCGCATCCGTTTCCGAAACCTCAAAAGTAAATGTAAATGTTTTTGGATTTTGATGTGCAGCTAATCCAAATATAATTCTATGCTCATAACCATCTTGAAATCTTACTGTCCTAACATTTGGAGCGGATCTCTTTTGTTGCCCATATTTAGGTGTAATAGAGGGAAAAGTAGCCATTATGCAAGTAAACCTCCAGGTCTTTGTTGATTTAATATTTCAGATTGTACTGCTGCTGAAATAGCTCTGCCAAGTTCTTCTCCCTGACCTTCATCACCTTGAACAGAAGAACCAGAAGCATCAACGTTTACTACAATATTTGTTGAACTACCCATGCCACCTAGCTCGTGATTTGGAATAACTGTTCCAGTATTTTTTGGAGTAAATATTTCAGGACCACGTTCTCCAACAAGATATGATTGACCAGCTCTAGCAGTACCACCATCAGCTAATCCATAATTAGGTCCAGCTACACCTTTACCTGTTACTGGATCATAATAACCTCCACCTTTTCCTCCCATAAAATTCATTCCACCGCCTAAAAAGTTTAATCCGATTCCTAATATTTTCATTCTTATTTGTTGTGCAATCATCTGTGCAGCCATGTCTAAAAACGCATCTGCTGTACGCATAAATAGATTTCTTAAAGCATCTTGGGCTGTCATTGAACCTTTCACTATTCCTTTAAATGATTCTCCAAAGGCATCTCCAATAGTCTCTGCTGTAGTCGTAACCATATAACCTACACTCATTAATTTTCTAAGTTCTGCTGAAGCCTGATCGATCGCACTAGGGATACTGTAACTCATTCCTTCCATTTCAATAGCAAAATCTTTCATTAAGTCTTGAAGCACTGGTAAATCAATTTCAAATTGTCTCAGAGCTTCTCTAAGTTTATTCACACGATCTTCTGCTCTTTCTGCTGCTGTTAAAAACAAATCAGGAAACATCTTTTGTATATCACTAAATCCAAATGTGGATAACAAAAATGCAAGTCTAGCTATTTGACTAAACACAAACCTTACTCTTTCTGCATTTTTAATCTGTTCTGCTTCTTGAATCATTCTTGCAAAATTTTGTTCAATTATTGCTTTATTTACTTTAAATTGAAACTCTGCGAAACTTGATATTTTTCCTTGTTGTAATAACTGAATTTGTTGTTGAATCGTTAAACCATTACTTGTATCTAAAATTGCTGTCATAGCTGACTTTGTATTTACTATCGCTGCTAAATTTTTCATAACATTTGGATTTTTACCAAAAATAAAGGCAGCATTTGAACCCGCTTCTCCAAACCTAGAAAATGCTGTAGCAACTGACATTGCTTCATCTCTTGTCAAACCTAAAGTAGTTTGAAGTTCATTTAATTTATCTTTCGTAAACCCTGATGAGTCTCCCGCTTGTTTAAAAGCAAAATCAAGACTAGCTAATGATGCGTTAAACTTATCTGCTTGATCTATTGCTGAACCTATAGCTGTACCAACAATAGATAAAGCAAAACCAAACTGACCTCCAATTAAACCACCTGCTGCACCACCAATACCACCACCAACTGCTGCTGCACCTGTCTGTCCAAACAACAATGGAAACGCTCCACCAATAGCTGCACTAGATATAGTGCTCATTGCTCTTTTTTTAGATTCTGCATTAGCAGATTTTAATTTTGCTTCAGCTAATTTTCTTTCTGCTTCGGTTTCTTGTTGAGTTAGTATTATTCCTGCTTTTTTTAATGAAATTCCTTTCTGCTGTGCAATTCTTTCTATTTTTAAAGCTCTATCTCTTGCCTTCACTTCTTTACTATATTCTTCTTCAACTTTCACAACTTGCCTTATAGCATCATTAAATTGATCTGTGCCAATCGCTGCTTCATTCATTGCTCCTCTTGCTCTAGATACTTCTTTAGACAAATTGTCAAAATTCTTTACTACAGCAGTTGTGCCTTTTTTTGCTTCTAAATTAAATTTAGTAATATCTCTTTGGAGTAATCTCGTTTCTACTCTTGTTCTTTGTAATTCTTTGGCATTTTTTATAGCTAATTCTAAATTAACCTGATAATCAGCCACTTTTTAAAAAACTAAAACATTTTCTCTATATTACCTTCTTTTACCTTTTAAAGCACTACTTCTTTGTGCTTGTTCCTGTTGTTTTTTAAGTTCCTCATGTTCTATTTCTGCATAAGCAGCCCAACCTATCATCTCTTCTACAGTTAAAGTTTCACACAATTCAGAAACAGTTTTACCTAATTCTTTTGCTAATGAAAATATAAACTGCCAATCATTATTAGCTTTTTAAATCGGCTTTAGCCTCTTTTACCTCCTTAGTCTGTCCAGCTTCTATCATTGCTAATTGTATTTCCTGTAAGATGTTTGCTTCGACTTCTCTCCTAAGAGATGCTTTGTCACCATCTTGAAAAAGTTTATTACCGTCTTTATCTAATGCTTTAGTAATCATCAAAGCTAACGCAAAATCATTTGGATCGTTAGTAATTGATTTTTTAGTTATTGCCTCTCTTTCAGCAATAGTGAGTGGATGCCAATAAACACTAAATATAATATTGCCATCTTTAATTACATCATGTTGATATAGCTGGCTTACACCAAAACTATTCTTCAAAAGTTCAATTGCTCTAGTCATAAAATAAGTATTGCTACTTTATTATACTAGGCATTGGCTGAGAATTGGCAAGATATTACACCAACAAAATGACTTCTATCTTCGATTTCAAGCATTGTAGGGCCATTTATATCCTGTACTCTTGGTTTTACACTAAAAGTATCAACATAAGTAGAAGCATTTACAGAAGTTAAACCATCAATTACTGCTTCTGCTATCGCAGACAGTTGACTTGTTCCTTTACTTTTTGGAACGTAAATATTACATTGAATAACACCTGAATAAAAATCTGAACTTGCTCCTTGATTTTGTAATGTAGAAGCTGTGTAATTTATCATCATCATTACATATTTTTTAGTCTTACCCGAAGTTGTAAAAGTAACATTGTCATAGACCATAGATACGGTTGGATCTGCGTCCGAAACTGCGTCTGTAACTGCCTTTTCAAATGCTGCTCTTGTTTTTACTAAAGTCATAAGACATCTCCATAACCGATTCCTGGTGCAAGATTACCAAAGCCTCCTGTTGTTCCCTTATCGTCAACATTTGGTGCACCTAATAAAAATAGTTTACCTTTTTTCTCTTTCATATTATCTCGTATAATTTGAGCCAAACGACCTTGAACAAAATATTGAATTTTGCCTCCTTCTAAAGCGTAGTTAGCATATTTAGCTCTGTTGCCAATGAAAACACTTTTGTCTATATTAAAAGTTCTTTTAATAGGAAATCTTTTTTCTACTTTAGGATTTGTAGGTTTTGTTTTTTTACCTTGTCTAGCTATATCGGCCCAAGGTTTAAAATTTTCTACTTTTTGTGTTGCTTTTATAGGGCTATTTGCAACTTTCCAACTTGATGCAAAAAATCCTGTCCAAACAGGGCTATATGTTTTTGTAGAAAGACTATTGTGTGATTTTCTAATTACTGTATTAAAATCTTTATTTATTAAAGATTCCATATCTCCAATCGGATCACTTTTTAAAAAATCTTTTGCCATTAGAACCGCACCAATACTGTAAATAAATAAACCTGTCCACCTCTTCTCGTATCTATATCATAAATCTGTGCAGTTCTTGTCTCTCCCGCATATGTAAGCTGTATTTCA